CTGATTGACTTTAGATTTTGTTTCGCCGCCTTTTTTGTACATGGCGACATCGTTCGGATTATCTTTTCTCTTGATAATCTTTTTCCCCGGCATTTTTGACGGGGCGATGTCGCCCATACCACGGCTGGCAATCATTTGTACATTCCGCCTTTGCACATTACGATCTTACCTTTGGTGTGGCCTTTTTCGCAACAACCATCAGCACGAGCGCTAGCGCGGTGGGCTGTGCCACCCTTTTTCATACCACCGGGACGAGCAGCAGCCATCATAGGGGCTACAGGCATACGAGCGCCCACTGGGCGTGTCATTGGTCTAGCCATTGGCATCATAGGCATGGTGTTCTCCTAGTCGTGTTTTTGGTGCTTGTGCAAATGCTCAATCTCGTGGTGATGCAACTCATGACCAGCAGCATGGTGTTTGTAATGCTCTGAATGGTGTGCATGCCCGCCTGCATGGTGCTCCTTCATGTGGTGCACATGGTGTTTGTGCTCATGGGGATGCTCATGCCCAGCGGGATGAACGTGCTTGTGGTGTTCGTGATGTTTGCTGTGCATGGTATTCTCACTTCTTGTGATGGGTTTTGCCGCCGCGCTTCATGCCAGTTGTTGAACCAGCCATTTTAGGCATCATGGCTTTGGTATGACCGCGCTCTTGAACAGAGTGCTCGCCGTGGGCTTTAATGCCGCCAGCTTTGACTTTGCCCATCTTAGCAGTGGTCATGCCTTTTTTCTCATCATCGCCGTGCATGCCAGTGGTCATGCCGCCAGAAGCCATCTTCTTAACGTGGCCGCCATGTTTCATGGCTTCTTTCAAATGGTGATGAGCCATCTTCATGTGATGCGAATGCATTTCGTGCTTTTCCATAGTTCCACCTTCTTTAAATTTTTTGCCTTTATCGGCGTTGCTAAACTCTTGTCCCACTTTTTGTGGGATCCCCACCTTTTTTGCAAACGCCTTGTTATGGGCAATTGCTTCCATAAACTTATGTTGTTTTGCTGAACTACTTGGCATCATTAATACCCTCACGGCCAGTTAAAAATTTAACAGTGTCAGTTTCCCAAATGCGAATAGTCATCCAAACAATTGTCAGTATACCGCCAATCAACGCAACAATGGGTGGAAACCATTCCATAAAACCGCCGAGGCCAATAACCACAACAGCCCCATCGACCATGTTTTTAGTGTCGTGTGCGTTTGTCATTTAGCATTTCCATGCCCGAAGGCTTTTGTTAATCCGGCTGTTTGGGTCTTTCGCCGTCTTCTCTGATGTTAACTTGCTCTTCATCCCCTCCATTCGGGCGCAGAACGATTTCTTTCTTGAGCCGCCCTCGGGTTGTGGAGGTTTTAAATTCATCCCTTGCTTCTTTGCGGATGCTCTTCCTTTGGCGTTTAATCCGCCCTTCGGGTTCTTTCCCTCTTTGCGTTGCCATGCAGGAGTCGTTGCCATGATCAAGAATCCGCGATTAAGACGCCGCCAATGTTAATCCCTACAGTACAAGCCGTAGTAGCACTGGGCGCAATCTGCCATTGAACGTCTGTTCCTGCTGGATAAGCAAAAGGAAATGTGCGCAGAATGTTGTACTGCTGAACAAACGGCGTATTCAAAACAACACGCTTAACAAATGTGGCAGACGAATTTAATGCAGATGGATACTGCGCTACAGCTCTGTATGTGCAGTAATTTGCAGTATTGCCTGTAAACGAACTGTTTGCAGTAAACCTTGTCAATTGCAAAGTATTGTTTGCTGGAACAGTGTAAACAGACATTTGTGAAGTACCCAAGCTCACGGTACTACCATTGAATGTTGTGGTATTGATCTGTGCATACTCAACAGCACCAGATGTTGCAGCTTGATTTTGCAGGGTAATAGTGCCTGTTGGCTGGACTGTACTAGACAATGCAACAGAAATGTTGTTGATTCTCCAGTATGTCTTAGCGGTTATCACTCCTGTGCCAGCAGTCCCACCCAATGCAAGAACTTCAGATATAGGGTTGTAGTTTGAATCTAAACCACTGATTGTAATCAATGCCCCAGAGTCTCCTGCGCCCACAGTACTGGCCAAATACAACTGTGCAGGGCTGGTCAAAAAGACATAGTTAGTTGTAGGAGAGTTCTCCCACATTGTCACAAACAAACCAGCCGTTGTGCCAGTTGTACCATAACCGAATATGTTTAAAGGCGTGTGGCCAGCAATTTGACCACGAGTTACCTGTAGATCAAAAGGTTCATACTTTGATTGACGAGAAATGGAGTTGTTACCGTCATTTCTGCCGGGTATTCCATTTGCGCTTTGAACTGCCATGATTAATCTCCTTGATTAAAGACGGGGGCCGAAGCCCCCAGAAGATCAGTCAAAGTTACCGTAGGGGTAAGTTGTCAAGTTGCCAATGTTGGGATCGTTCTGTGCGTAGCGCATTGTAAAGTTGAACTTACCGCCAGTAGGAGCCGCAACACTTGTACCAGTAATGGACAGTGTAAACACAATTTGTGAGAAAAAACTGGGCTGTGTACCAACTTGGGGGTTTTGAATGTCCGAAGTTGTGGCAGTCATGTTCAACAAGTTTGTGCCAGTAAAGGTGATGGTTTGACGGCCAGCAGTACCCACTGTGGTTGTACCAAGAGCAGCGGTAGCGTAAACAGGTGTTCCGCCACCAGCAGTGTAGTTGTTAGAAACAAATACGCTCACATTGCTCAATGTTGCGCCACTCTCGCCAGTGATGGCAGAGATATAGTCGACATCAAAAGTGACGATTTGGCTATTGATGGGCACATACATTACTACGCCACGATACACCTGCGTTGATGTGTCAGCAGGAAGTGTCTGTACGACTGGGCCTGTTGTGGTGAATGTAGAGCTAGGTGTATAAACAACACCTTGCAAATTGGGGATTGTGTTGGAAGAAACAAACTGCCCAGAACCACCACTATAACCAGTAGTGCCAACGGTTGAATTTGATAAATCAATATAGCAGTCTTGCTCTAAAACTGTATACCCAATATCGCGTAGGGGGCCAAAACGCTGGTCACCCGATATGATCGGGCCGTCAAATGTACTACGTGCCATGATAATTCCTTATGCAAAAGCCTCTTGTCAATCGTTGCATCGTGACCCCTAGGCGGGCTGCCGACAAGAGAAAAATCCTAGATAGGAGTAATATACACTAATTAAGGGGTATGTCAACAATAATTTAAGTGTCATATTAAAAAGTTACATTTGCGCCATGAATTACAATGCCCGTCAAGTTGATACCAAGTTGCCTGAAATTCAGGAAAACTTGCGCTATCTTCAAAAAACGTGCCTACCGGGAGATACCCTATATGCTACGAGCTCTGGTCATTGGTGGATTCTTTATACTGAGTCCGGTAATCTCGCTGGTTTTTGCGGTCTTGTTTCTTCTACTCGTTGGACTGACTGTATGTACATGTGTCGTGCTGGAGTTCTTAACGCTCATCGGGGGCATGGACTACAAAAAAAACTTATTCAAGTACGGCTCCAAAAAGCACGGACGCTGGGAATGAATTGGGTGGTTACGGATACTTACCATAACCCAGCTTCTGCCAATAATTTAATTGCTTGCGGATTTAAAATGTTTGAGCCAACCGATCCTTGGGGTGCAAGAGGGACGCTGTATTGGAGAAAGAAAATTATCCATGCCGTATAAAGACCCAGAAAAACGCAAAGCAATGCACAAAATTTATTCTAAAAATAACTATGAAAAAAGTAAAACTACCGGTAGTACAAAATTAAAAAAATCAAACCAAGACAAGAAAAAAGCTTGGAAAGACTATAAAGCTACCCTATCTTGCAGCTTGTGCGGGTTCAAACATCCCGCCGCTATAGACTTTCATCACGTAGACCCAAAGACTAAAGTTAAAGGCGTGCATGAATGGGCGCGTATGGGGTCATATAAAAAAGCGCATGAAGAAGTTACTAGGTGTATTGTTCTTTGCTCAAACTGCCACCGCATATTGCACTACGATTTACAAAACGAAAAGCAAGCCAAACAGCGCAAAAAGAAGGGGGCCGTAGCCCCCTAGATCACTCTGCGTCGTCTTCAGACTCTTCGTCTTCATACTCAGCTTCTTCCCAATAGCCATCTTCTTCGTTATACCAATACCACTCATCAGAACTCTCGTCATACCACCAAGCGAAGCCTTCTTCGTCAAATTCCAACTCGTCAAAATCGACACCACCAATTTCCGTAGTATCGTCTTCTTCGCCATCCAAAATAGCGTCATTAAATTTAGCCATAATATTGGCTAATTTTTCCATTGATTCGGATTTAAAAGAAATAGAAGCATCGCCAAAAGTAGATTCAATCGTAAAAGTAAACATTTTTTGCTCCAAGTAAATAAAAATTTCATGCAGTCGGTGGTGCTGCAATCCTATCTTACTAAAGAATTGTGACAAATCAAGAATAAAAAAGGGCCCCGAAGGGCCCCATAAATAAACTTTAAGTTTACTTTTACGGATCAATATGAACCGTAGATTCCGAGCGGATCGGAATAGCCGAAGCTGTAACGCTCACGTGCTTTGTAACGCACGTTACCTGTATCGAAGTCACCATCCATTGAATTCTGGAGGGGTGTACGCTCGAAGTGCTTCATGCCGTTTGGCACGTCAGTGGTTAGGAACCAAGCATTAGTTGCGGTCAAGAAGTGATTAACGGTGTAACCTTCGGGGATTGAACCGTTGTTCTTGATAGCATTAATGTCATTGTTGTTTGTACCAACGCGCAATTCTGTATCGAGCAAACGGGTTGCAACGAACATTAGTGCTGGGGGCACAATCAACTTCTTGGGTCTAGCGGCGATCAAAAGACCACGCTCATCAGTCCATGCGGCGATTTGAATAACAGCATTTTCCAACGCGGTTTCATTCAAGTCAGCAGGAGTAGAAGGAGTGTTGGCGTTTGTGCCGCCGTTCACCAAGGGGTGAGCAGTGTTGAATAGAGACACACCATCACCGCCAACAACAGCGGCGTTGAAGCCGTTATTGAGGACAGCGGCAGCTTTTACCTGCTTGGTGTATGCCATAGCACGGGCCAAACCTTTGGTGTAACGAGCAGACAAGCTGTCGTACAAGTTATCTTCAATCGCCTCTTCAGTGATTGAGAAACCCAAAGCAATGGTCTCGTGGCTGTAGCGAGCTGTAAATGCTTCTTGTGCATTATCGTAGCTGATGGCTGTGCCCTCGGCCTTGACTGGTGCAGCAGAGAAA